TTAAAAAATTAATTATAATAGTATTATATTTGCGATGACTTATTATAATATTACCAATTCCTTTATCAGTTTTATCTTCTATACCTGTAATATCATCATTAATTTTTATATCGTCCCATTTTTCAAATTTGGTTAATAAATTTTGTATTAATTGAAAAAAATTACTTTTTTTATTATCTATTGTCAATCCAGCATTTAATTCATATCTATTATTTTCACAGCTTCTAATAAAATTAATATTATTATTACCATATTCTGTAATTAATTTACTCCAAGCATCTCTTGCATTTAATTTTAAACCATAAATATCTATTTCATTTATACTAGATTGTATTTCAAAGTTATTAAATATTGTATAATATTCTATAAGTTCTGGAATAGCATGTAATTCTTCAAGAATAGTAATATCAACACGATTATCTTTAAAACAAATTAGATTAATAAGATTCCTAATAGTTGTTTCGCCACAATCAGAATATTTTATTTCAATTGAATCACAAAAAGCATCTGATCGATCTTGATTATATATTTTAAAAGGTTCGATTTTATCTGTTATTTTAAATATTAAATTTTCAAAAGAATCTGGATTAGAAGTAGGAACAGATATAGTATCAATTAAAGTTATCTTATCTTCTGGTAAATATTTATTAATAATAGAAAAAACTTCATTAATACCTCTATAATATTCACTAATACCTTCATCATTATTAGAAACCCACCAAAGACAATATAATATAAAATGATATGTAAATAAATTATCATTTTTAAGTATATCTCTTCCAAATAATGCTATATATTTTTTTAATGAATCTATATCTGTTTTATCAGAAACTTTATTTTTCTTATTATACTCAATTATAACCGGAAATTTAATTGGACCATCTCCTATAATTGTAAAAAAATTAGGATTACTCATTTTATAATACTTTAATGCAATAAAACGTCCAATATCAATTGGTTTAAAATTCATATATTTATTACTAGGTTGAACTGTACCAGGAATTTTTTTTATATATTTTTTAATAATAATGCTATCAGTTGTTTCAATTAATTCACTTTCTGCTAAAAAATAATTATTAGTAATATATCCGTTGTAACAATAAATCATTCCATAAATTGGATTTAAATATTCTTCTATTTTTTCATCAGTAAATAAATTAATTTTATCAATATTTTTAATAATAGCTTTATCTCCTCCTTTTTGGTTTAAATGATATTTTAATCCTAAATATTTATTTTTGTATTTTAAATATTTATCGTAATAATTCATTATATTTATAATATATAAATTAATTTAAAATTTATATAAAAATTTAAATAAAACCAATAAAGATTACATCTTATGTTTTGAATGATCTACAAAATTTACATAGGCCACCATAGCCATTGTTTGGCGCGTTCCGCATTTACTTCTTCACTTGATCGACCCGGACCGTATGTCCGTCGACCAATATCGTCTGCAACCTCATAAAGTCTCTTTGCTTCAATAGCTGCTCGACGGGCATCATTCTCCAACATGGTCGCCTCGCCATCAGCAATGACTGCCTGGGCTCTTGCTTCTACCAACTCGGTTATCTCTGCATTCTGTGCCTCTAGTTGAATGACATGGTTTTTTGCTTCATTTGCTGAAGACCGAGCATTCTTTGCCACTTCGTGCGCTTCCTCAGCCACCTGGCAAGCTCTTTTGGTAGCGTTATTTTCCTGAATATAGAATGCTGCATCCATGTCTCTGTGTAATTTCAGCGAATATTTTAGTTTAATTTTAAATTTTGTAGATCATCTAAACAATAATTATTTCAATTTTTATAAAATTATGTTTAATTAATATATATATATATATATAAATTGAAATACGGCCATGGACTATGTGATTCATATTATTCAGAAATATTACGTCGTAATAATCAATATTGAAAAAGATTATTCAATATTAATAAGTATTTTATTAGGAATTAACTATAACGAAAAAGAAGATAAATTAGATATACCTTTAACAGAATTTAATGCAATACAACAAATCATTTCAAAATTTAAATCTATTAAACCATATATTTATGATAAAATTTGGTGGGAGACTTTCGCAAATAAATTAATAGAAGCTTATAAATCACTTGAATCGATGGAATAGTGGATTAATAATTCAAATGAACATTCATTTGAAAAAATTATTGAAAGAATTAAAGGATTTAAAATTCCAACACATGGTATTTGGGAATATCATCCTTCTTATATAGATTATTCTTTAAATTCATGGAATGTTGATCTGGAATCAAATTTAAAAAAAATAAATCATTTAAATATTTTATTTTCTAGTTTATAGTATACTTATTGAAAATGTATTAAATTTTTATTTTAAATATAAACTTATTATTGAGACATTACCCTGAATAATATTTTCTCATTTTAATTTATATAAATGAATTTAATTAACTTTTTAAAAACTTATAGTAAAATTAACAATAATTTTATAGATGATTTCTTTGGTTTATATAATCCTGAAGATAAGTATAATTTTTCAATTAATTTGGAAGATATATCAAAATGGATGAATTCAAATAAAAGTGATCTTAAAGACACGTTACTTAATTCATATAAAGAAAATTTAGATTATAAAATTATAAAAGGTAAAAGTAATGGATTGAAAGGTAAACCAAAAGATACAATTTTATTAACACCAAAATGTTTTAAATTGATGGCAATGCAAAGTAGAACTAAAAAAGCTGTTCAGGTTCGTGAATATTATTATGAATTAGAACAAGTTATTGATCAATATAAAGAATATATTATTAAAGGTCTAGAGGATAAGATTAAAAAACTTGAAAATAACCAAAAACCTAAAATAAATCCATCAAAAGGTGTTATATATATTTTAGAAACAGCCGATGGCATTGGACATTATAAAGTAGGAAAAACAAAAAATCTTAAACAAAGACTTACACAATATAATGGTGATAAAAAAGACGATATTATACCTTTATATGTTTATGAAACTGACGATATTGATATAATTGAACAATGTATCAAAACCTATGCTAAAAAATACAAATATCGGAAATATAAAGAAATTTATAAAGCAGATATTAATATGTTAAAAGATTTAATTAATGATTGTGGTGAATTTAATCAAAAAACTAATTTGAAATTTAAATTTAAATCAAATAAACAAACCGGTGGTAATCATTATATTGCCATTTTTAAAGATTAATCTTTTCAATATACATATATAAATTTTCAATATCGCCTCCTCCTTGTTGATCATCATTTTTATTTTTATTTATTCTTTTTTTATATTTTAATGTTAAACTTTCGCATTCTGATATTATTTTTTTTAATAAATTTATATTTATTTGATAAAAATATTTTCTCTTTTTATATCTTAATTCTTTTATTTGTGTTATATCACAAGTTTCTATTTTTTCTATATCTTTTGTTTCATATATTATAACTATCTCCATTTTGTCACTATTTGACGAATTGTAATTTGTTAATCTATTCTTGAAATTTTCTGTTTTTCCAAATCTATATATTCCATCGATATCTTTTGGTGATTTTAATATGTATATAACGCCGGATTTCTGAAGAGTTTGCGATGATGATAATCTGGCGGTATCCTTAGCATTGAAAATGCGTTGAATACCGCCTTTCGATGTTTTTGGAATTTCTTTTTGATTATTTTCTAATATTTTTACAGTTTTTTTTAAACCTTCTATCACGTAATCTTTATAGTTATTTAATAATTTTTCTAATTCTATGTAATATGTTCTTACTTCTTCTGCTTTTTTGTTTTTGATAAAGATAATCTCTTAAAACAATCTGGTGTCAGTAATATAATTTATTTATTTGATTTTGAGATTTTGCCTTCTTTTTCTTTAGAAATTTTATAATCAATATTTTTATTATAAGTATTAATTAATGTTTCTTTAATCTTTGCTTTTTTGTATCAAGCCATTTTACAACAATTTCTAAATTAATTATAAAATGATTATTATTATATTCATTTAAATTATAAATACTATAAATATTATCAATAAAATCATTACTAAGAGTAAAGTATTTTTTAAAAAATCTTCTAAAGAACCATAATTCATATATATATATTAAAATTTTTTTTATTAATTTTTAATAATTTTCTCTTTTTATATTATAATATGAAAAAAAATATCATAATAAGTGCAAGATTTGGAAGTAATAATAGTATAATTGATATAACAAAAAAATATATGGTTAAATATTCAATGAAATGTAATGCTGATTTTGAATTTATAACAGATGATAATTACGTAATTCCTGATTTTGTAAAGAATGGTAATTTTATTGTTTCAAGAGATAATAATTTTAGCTATTTATTTAAAATTTTATTGGTAAATCAATATTTAGAGAAATATGACAAAGTTTTATGGTTAGATGATACTGTTTTTATAAAAGATAACTGTGAGAATTTATTTGAAATGATAACCAATGATGATTATGTACTTGCATATAATGAAGGTGAAAATGATGATTATAATAGTTGGAAACATGATTATAACTTTATTTATAACCATACTAAATTTATAATAAATAGAACTAATTATATTAATTCTGGAGTTATTGTATATACAAAAAAAATATTAGACGTAATGACTAATGATAATATTATAAAATATAAAAAATTACTATTATCTAGCTATCCTCATCAATGTATATTAAATTTTTTATTACAAAAATATGATGTAAAAATACTTAAATTAAAAAAAACTTATAATACCATGATGTTAGATTGTAATTATGATAGTGGAAGAAATATAAAACCTGAAAATATATCTAAAAAGTTTATACTTTCAGAAGATAATAAAATTTTTCATGTGACTGGATATTATAAAAATAGACAATCAATAATAAAACATATAGATGATACATTAAACAATAAATCAATTCCAATTTATATATCATTGACATCAATCTTTAATAGACAAAATATATTATCAAATTGTCTAAAATCAATAATTGCACAAAGCAAGTTACCTGATAAAATATTTTTATATTTATCTGAAGACTCTTATTTATTAGATCAAGGATTTAATAATAAAGTTATTACAGATGAACATTTACTTAATTTTTTAAATGATAATAATAAATTAATAGATATTCGTTGGGTTAAAAATGAAGGTTCTTATCGTAAATTATTACCATTATTAGAAGAAAAATGGAATGAAGATTGTATTATAATTACAATAGATGATGATGTTATTTATAACAATAAATTAATTGAAAATATGGTAAATGATTATAATATACATAAGTGTGTCATAAATTATAGAGGTTTCAATCCAACACTAAAAGATAATCTTTATGATTTTTCATATACTGAAAGAAATAGAGAAATTAATTATCGTCTCAGACCTAATGAAGTAGTTGGCGATACTCACTTGTATAATTTTCCAACTGGAATAGCTGGTATATTATATAAACCACAATTTTTTCATAAAACTGGTAAATTAATATTTAATGAATCTATATATATGAATAAATGTACAACAGGTGATGATATATGGTTTTATTTATTAAGAATTAAAAATGGTATTGAATGTTTTTTAGGTAATAAAAAATTCTGTATTAGAGAACAATCGGCTAAAAATGGATTATTTAATACATATAATATAAAAAGTAATACAATTTCACTTTTAAATACATTAGAAATGATAGATGACTACCTTTTAAATAACTCTTAAGTCATTTTATATACATTTTTTTATTAATAAAATGATTAAAAATATTATTAATAAAAAATGAATCATTTAAAACTGTTATTTTAATAATTATTTTTAGGAGAATATAATGTTAATGATAATACACAAAATAATTTTACTACAGTTACTGTTCCTTTTAATATTTCAATTAATAAATGTGGAATTAATATAGGTATTGTTGAATATATGTATGTCAACGATAAAACTAATAATAATTTACAATTACTATATGAAACTTATACATTCTCATCTTATAAAAATAATTTTAGTAAAAAAATTGGGCAAATTACTTGGAATGCATTTTATCCAGATAATGGTAAAAATGGTAATACTGTTTCTAAATTTGAACAATTTACTATTTTAGGCAATAGTGGTATTTATAATAAAGTCACTAAAATTATTATTGATTTTTCAAATGATCTTAGAAAAATTTATTTTATAGGTAAAGATAAATAAAATTATATTTATATTTATATTTATAATTTAATGATAATATTCTATTTTAAAATATTAATTATAATTTTATTCATCTTTAAATATTTTAATTTATTAAGATATGATTTTAAATATTATTTCCTCTATTTATGGACAATAATTAATAAATATAATTTCTCATATATTACTGATATTAATGTTGCTAAAAAAGTATTATCTTCTAACATAAAAGGAAATTTTATTGAACAAAAAATTGCTAAAAAAGCGTGGTATCCATTACTATCAATTGAATCAGAAGATCATCAAAATTACTATAAACTAAAACAAAATTTATTATTATTATTTAAAGAACAACCTCCATTATATATTTTTAAAAATATTATTATTAGTAAATGTTTAGAATATAATAATAAATATGAAATTATTGATTCAAAAATTATAAGCATTTTTGTAGCTGATGTATTTGTAACATTTTTATTTAATAAAACTTTAATGTATAATCAATTAGAATTATTATACTATGGATCAATTGAATGGAGAAAAGAAATTGCTATTAAAGGAAAAGGAAATATTGATATAAAAAATAATGTTATTAATTTAATTAAAAATTTATTAAAAGAATCATCATATACTTTGTCTAAAACTTATGATGATATTTTTTCATATAGTATAATTGGACAACCATATATTATTTCACCAATGATAAATATGGCTGATATTTTATATTTTTATCAAGATAATTTAGATGAATTTAATAATCTAATTATTAATTCTAAAAATATAAAAAAAACTATATCAGATAATCATCCTTTTGTTATTTTAGAAAGATATCATGTAAATACAAATACTCAATATTATATACCTCTAGAAATTGTAAAAAATTTACCATTTGGATTTGGTCCAAGAAAATGTCCTGGACAAGATATAGCTATTTTATTTTTAGATACTTTTTTAAAATATATAAATAAAGATAAATTTAAACCAAAATTAAATCATCTCTATAGTGGTAGATCTAATGATAATAATGATAGTATAATTTCAATTATTTATCAAATTAAAACTATATTTAATCTCCTAATTAAAAAAAAATAATTTTATATTTAAGTATGATTCTGTCTATATATATCTTCATGTATCTCTTCCAATAATACCCAATAATCTGGATGTGTTTGTATATATTTATATTTTCTTATTACAAATGCTGTATAATCATTATAACAATAACTTATTTCTAATCTATCTTCATATGACTCCCTACCTCTTCCATATTCTTGTGTTACTATTGATACTGTCAAAAATTTATTATTACCTTCATCATCAATATAATATATATCATCTCCATCTATAATTTCAGTTATTGTTACTGGATGATAATCTTCACTAAAATTATATACTTCTACTTTTGGCCTTTTAGATAATTTTATATATATATCTAAATCTTTTCTTAATCTTTTTATATATTTACCATTTCTATTACGATAATCTAAAAATTTTAATATAATATCTTTTGGCAATTCTGGTAATTTTTTACATAATGAATTTATCATTATTTATTTTATATTTTTCCAATTTTAATTAAAATATTCAATTTTTATATTTATGAGTTTAGGAATTGTTTATTATACAACAAAACTTACTTAATCAAATATTACTTATATCTATTTAATATTTTTATATAAATTTATATTTTTATAATATATAAAAATGGAAAAAATTAATAATAATACTAAATTAATATTTATACCAAATAATGTACCTTCATTTGATCATTTTATTAAAGAAAAAACTATTTTTGTTAATGATATTTATGAAAAATATAGTGGATATACTACTGTTAATGGTGAATTGTTAGTATGTAATGATATCTCTAAAATAAAAAAATCTAAACATAAAATTAAAAGAGATACATATGATGATTACTTGAAATTATTAAATAATTATAATATTGAAAAAGATAGATGGATTTATAATATTATTGATGATATTGCTGAATAAAATATTATACTTTATAAAGATGATTTATGTATTATTATTCCGCCTTATACATTTGATGGAAAAGATATTACTAAATTACATATTTTATGTATATCAACTGATAAAACTTTAAGATCTATACGAAATCTCCGTCAAAAACATATTAAATTACTTAAACATATGCTTAATAAATCTTTATTTACTATCTATTCAAAATTTAATTTGAATCTTTCTGATCTAAAAATTTATTTTCATTATGAACCATATGTATATCATTTACATCTTCATTTTGCTAATGTAAAATTTATTGATGTTAATTCTTCTGTAGAATATTCTCATGAAATAAATAATGTAATTCATAATCTATCTTTAGATGATGAATATTATAAAAATATTATATTAAATATTAGATACTAAATTTTTAATATTTCCTCTAATATTTTCATATCTTCTTTTGCTTTTGTATGTAATATTTTAGATTCTTCTTTTGAATATTCTGTTATAAATAGATTATCTCTTCTTATTTTTAATACACGATTGTCCATCAATTTTATTGTATCTTTTAGTGCTTCTGTATAAGAATTATTACTTTTATACATATTATATATTATAGCTCTATCAATATCATATGATGCTAATAAATCTGATTCTCTAACAATGTGATATGCAAGTTGATATTCACCTAAGTCCGGATATCCATTTTTAATTACTTTTGAATATGACATAGTTCCTATTATTTTTGACATGATTTCTAATTCATCATTTGTCATATAATTTGATAGATAAGACTTGTATTTATTTATACCTTCTTTTTCATTCATATATTTTTTATCACACATATCATGACCTATTGCCGCCATATATATTATATTTCGTTGACTCTCCAAATATGAATTATTTATTAATTCACTATTGTAAATTTTCTTAGAATATCTATATACATCTATACTGTGTTTTAATCCATGAGATTCATCAATTTTATAAATATTACTTGTTTCAATTACATAATTGAAACCTCTGTTTATTAAATGAAATAATGATATCGCTGAATTTGTTATTCTCATTTTATGTTTATATATAACCTTGATATATTGTATTATTTAATATTTCAATTTTTCATTATAAATGCTAATACATAATATGGTGGCATTGTATTTATTGGAATACTGTTACCTGGTCCATCTTTTGTATATGTCGTTTCTTCAACTCCTCTTGAATTAATCACTTGTTCTGGATTTGATGTACCTATTTCTTGTGTAAATTCAACTGATCTACTTGCATAATATAAATGATTATGTGGTGGTAAATTTTCTGGTTGTATAATTATTTGCGATGAACCCCCACTTAATCCAACGTTATAATCTCCATAACTTAAAATAAACCTATTTTGTAAATTTGGTGTATTATTTTCTCCATTACATAAAAACCATCCTTTAGGGATGTTTGATATTGATCCTGACCACATTATTATTCCACCTTTTGGTATATTATTCTTTATACATTTTTTTATGCATTTCTTTATAGAATATAATTCATCTTTTTTCATGATATATAAATTATATTATAAAAAATATTTACACATAATAATTTACGTATAAAATATATTTTTATTAAATATTCTAATTCTATAAACATTTTTATGGGTAAACATAAAATTAAAAAATTACCATTTATAAGTATTTGTACTCCTACTTTTAATAGACGTCCTTTTATACCATTTATGATTAAATGCTTTGATCATCAAGATTATCCTAAAGATCGATTGGAATGGATTATTATTGATGATGGTACTGATCCAATTAAAGATCTCATTCAAGATATTCCTCAAGTAAAATATTTCTACTTCCCTGATAAACTTTCATTGGGTAAAAAAAGAAATTTAATGCATCAGAAAGCTTCTGGTGATATTCTTGTATATATGGACGACGATGATTATTATCCACCTTGCCGTATTAGCCATGCTGTTGAAACTCTTTTAGCTAATAAAAATGCACTTTGTGCTGGTTCTAGTGAAATGTATTTTTACTTTAAACATATTGATAAAATGTATCAAATTGGACCATATGGTTACAATCATGCAACTGCCGCAACTTTTGCATTTAAAAAAGAATTATTAAATCAAACTAACTATGAAGATGAAGCTTGTTTAGCTGAAGAAAAAAAATTCTTAAAAGATTATACTATACCTTTTGTTCAATTAGATCCTTTGAAAACTATTATCGTTTTTTCTCATAATCATAATACTTTTGATAAAAAAAAATTATTAACTCCTAATAATAAATTTGTTAAAGAGAGTAATATTAAACTTACAGATATTATTATTGATTATGATTTTATTAAATTCTTTACTTCGGATATAGATAATGAATTAGAAAAATATACTCCGGGTAATATTGAAAATAAAAAAGACTGTTTAATACAATTATCTCAAATGAATGAAAAATTAAATGAACAAAAAATATTATATCTACAAAATATTATTAATGATTTAAATAAAAAATTTGAAGAAAATGTTAATTATATTAGTGGACTAATTAAAGAAAATAATAAACTGAAGGAAAATAATGAATATCTTAATAAAAAAATATCAGAATTAATTTTAAGACTTACAAATAAATAATTTTTAGTAATTGTTATATAAATCTAACTATTTTTTTTGAAATATCTTTACTGGATAATTTTTGCTTAATTACCCAATATTCAAAAGAAATCATCCATGGTATCTTTTTTAAACGTTCTTTTTCTTCTATATTGAAAGATATATTTGAATCTATTATATCAAATGCTGTTTCTCCATTTTCATTAATATATCCTGTATTTGCATTATATCTAATCAGATATTCTATTATTTTATAATTTGTTTTTTTACAAGCTAACATTAGACTGGTATTTCCTTGATGATCAAATTCATCAATATTTGCACCGCTATTTAATAATAATCTAACATTTTCTATCTCATTCTCTTCTGATGCAAACATTAAAACAGATTTTCCAGTTTGTTCATCAATTATATTGACATCTGCACCATTATCTATTAATTTTTTAACTAGATAAACGCTTTTATTGGACGACATCATTAATGGAGTTAGTCCTGTAGCTTCGTAAATTCCATCACCATCATTATCAAATTCACCGGTGAAATGAGACCACTGAGTATTTACATCTGCTCCTATATCAATCAGATAATTTATCATTTCAATATTATTAACTTGTAATGATGTAAGTAGAGCATCACTTCCTTCTCCATCTGTTTTCCATACATAATTAATGTCTGCTCCTTTTTCTATTAACAATTTAAATGTATCTATATGATTTCCCATTATTGCAAGCATTAATGGTGTTGAACCATCACTATGAATCTCATCAACATCTTCTCCTCTTTTAAGTAAAATATCTACTATTTCTGTATGACCATTTTCAGATGCAAGTAATATTGAATTTCCTGAAACATTATCATAAGCTTCTATATCAGCACCATTTTCAAGTAATAAATTTAAAATATTTGTATGTCCATTTTTTGCTGCTAATAATAAAGATGTATTTTTTTTTTTGTCTCTTGCTTCAATATTAATCCCACTTTTTATTAATGTATCAACTATCTCTAAATAACCATTAGCTGATGCATGAAGAATTCCTTCGCCATTATTTGTATTTATATCAATACCAGTACTTATTAAATACTTTACTTGATCTAAATTATTACTTTGAACTGCTTCAATAAATGACATTTCTTACTATTTGAACTTTTATTTATATATTTGATCTTTAAAGCATTAAAAAATCAATTTTTTTATAAAAAAAATTGATTTTTTAATAAATGTAAGATTGTATAAATAGTTTTTAAAATGACTGAAGATAACTTGCCCTTTAACCAAGAATGTCAAATATGCCAAGAATTAATTAATATAGAAGATCAAATTCAAAGATGTCAAAATCCAGATTATGATCATATATTTCATCATCATTGTGCACAATCATGGATAATTAGAGGTTCTAATACCTGTCCAACATGCAGATATGTATTATCAAATGAACCACCATCTTTATATCCAATAGTAAATAGACATTTTTCAGAATTTGTTCCAAATTATGATTATTTATTGACTAGATCTTGGTATTTAAATGATCCTAGTTTGAAAATATTATTAGAAAAAGTTGTTAGCTATGGTTTTGGTAATCGAATTGATACTATGAATAATGATTTTAGATATCAACTTCTTGATTTTTATTTTGAAAAAAATATTCTTAATTATTATTATTTACAAGAAAGAAGTTGGTTTAATAATAATTACAAAATAAAAATATTATTAGAAAAAGTTATTGATTTGGGGTTACAAGATTTAGTTGAAGTTACATTTCCTGGAAATTTTAATACATATCTTGAACAATTAATTACTTATAATGGTGGAAATCTAAAATATGAATTAAATAAAGAAATTTTATTTCAAATTTATCCAGATATGCAAGATATAAATGAATTTAGATTAAGTCATTACGGTTTTTCAAGTATACATTATGATACTTTTCAAGATCTCCCTAACTCAACTATTTTGAAATATATTTATCTTGATGAAAATTTTATAGAATTTATTCAAACTGGAACATTTAATAATTTGCCAAATTTAGAATATATTGATCTTTCTTATAATAAAGTATATTCTATATTTACAGGTTATTTTCCTGATCTACCAAGATTACAAATTAATCTAAGTAATAATAATTTTATCTAAAAATTGATTTTTAATTATTTATTCTATCTTATATTAAAAGCTGTCTTATAATGGAATGTCCAATCTGTTTAGAAGAAATTAAAGCAAATCAAATAAATATTTGTTGCACAAATTTAAAAGTTAAACATCATTATCATAATACATGTATTCTTATACTTAAATCTTCTGGAAAAAAAGAATGTCCTATATGTAAAATGAAATTAGAAAATATACATTATAATTATTATAAAATATATGATAAAAATGGATATGATAAAAATGGGTATGCTAAAGATGGATATAATATTTATGGATTAAGATTTGATTAATACTAATTAATATTATCTTCAAATTAAAAATTGAAATTTTTTTATATTTAATTATAATTAAGAAAAAATATCATCTAATTAAAAATGGCTTGTAAAAAAAATCAAAAAACTAATAAACTAGAAAGAGAATGTTTTTATTGCCATCAAATTGGACATATTATTTCAATTTGTCCTGAAATTATTAAAAAAAATAATAGAGCTGATATAAAAAATAAAGAAGAAACTTTTGTAAATGAATTATATACTAAATATGGACCAACTTGGTATTATATTGTAGATGGAACTCCAGAAGATTCAAAAATTGCAAAAAATAATAGAAATAAAATGAATATTATTATAGAAAAAAATAATAAAAAAATAGATGATAAAATTATAAAATATACTAATAAACAAAAAAATAATGCTGATGAAATATCTATAGATAAATCTATACTAGAAATACAACAATTATTTAAAAAATTAACTTATAAAGAATCAATACTTAGACAAGAATATTGTAAAAATGGATGGAAATGGAATAAATGGTCAATGATTGTTTAATTATACAAAATTGAAAAATTTTATATAAATTTATTTACAACATTTCTAAAATATATTTAATTAAATCTTTACTTTTTAATTTTCTTTTGAATAATAAATATTCAAATAATATTTGATGATGAAGATTTTTTAAACG